TATCGAGCCCGCTGTGAGCTTCTCCACCGACAGCGAGCCGATGAGCGCGTTCCCGATGAGGGCCGCCCCAGCTACGAGCTGGTCGGTGCCTATCGTGCCGCCCCAGATGACGTTCGCGCCGATGGTGCCGGCGATGATTCTGTCTGCGGCCAGGTTGCCGGTGCAGACGGAGCTGCCGAGGTCGACAGCTCCGTCCTGTAGCGCCGCCGCGTATACACTGCCGGCCGCGAGGTACTCCTCGGTTATCGACCCGAGCTCGAGCTTGATGGCGGCAAGCGCGTGGTCTGCGAGCAGGTCGACGTTGAGCTCGTACGCCGGAGGCAACTGCGGATAGTCGAGCGGGTTCTCGGCAGGCAGCGGAGGCCGGTTCGTCTGCGGCCGTTGGACAGTGAGGCCCTGAATCCTGTCGATTGGGATTGAGTTCGGCAGGATTTCGTGACCGAATATCCAGCGTCCGAGCGGCACCGGTTACTCCTCCTTGGGCGCCTCCTGCGGAGCCTTGGCGTGCTCCGCGATGTCCTGTGTGATGGGCGTCTTCGCCGCGCGCGGCTTGCGCGGCTTCGCCGGCTTCTTGGGCTCCGGCTTCGCCGGCTGTTCCGCGGCCGGCTCCTTCGGCTCCGCCTTGGCCTTCTCGGGCCTCTGTTCGTCGATTTGATAGCCGAAGCTGCGGAACGAGTCGAGGGCCATGCCCTCCGGGACGTTCTCGGCGATGCCCTCGACGAACACCACGCCCCACATCGTACGCACGTGGCTCGTGACCGTCGGCATCGTCACCCTGTAGAGCTTTCCGTCCATGTTCACTCCCCATGTCGTGCGGGGAGGGCCGAAGCCCTCCCCGCCGTCAGACCTACGCGTACGTCGCGTCCAGGCCACGCACGCGCTTGATTGCACGCGGGTGCATCAGAGCGAGTGCGCAGAACCACTCGACGCGAGTCCGCATGACCGGGGCGCTCTGGAGCTCGCCCATGTCGCGGACGGCCATGCCTCCGTTCTGGAGACCCTGGATGTAGTTCGGCTCGAACCGCGCCACGTAGAACGAGGCGGTGTCGACGTTGCCGCCGCAGTTCTCGTCGAACGCCAGAATCTCGGCGCCGCTCGCGTCGGTCTCGATGTCGATGATGGGGACACCGGCGTAACGCTCCACCTGGTAGCCCCACTGGTCGACGGAGATGTCGATTTGAGCGTTGGCTCGGGCCTGCTTGGTCAGCCAGCGGTGGGTCGTCTTGTTGGCCAAGATGACCTTGTTGCTGTTCGGCCCGATGACAGCGTCGAGCGCCTCGTCGATGTAGTCGAGGATGGCGGTCGCCGCATACCCGGTCGCTGCGCCGGCGATGACGTCCATGTCCCACGGAGCAGCCGCACCGCCGGGGGTGTGGTAGGTGTCCGCGAGCAGGAGGTTCACACCGTCGAACTCCTCGTTCCCCGACGTCGACCGGTCGCCGTCGAAGAAATACTTCAGCCACTGGTAGCTCATGGCCTTGACCTGCTGCGCCTCCTGAAGCGCGCGCTGGTCGTTCACCGAGGAGCGGGTCTGGATGATGAACTTGTCCACGTCGAGGTCGCCACCGAAGATGGCGAGACCGACCGACCGCTGCGCGGCCCGGCCATGCGACGTGTCGTAGCCCTCGTTGACGCTACGGAAACCGACCGCGGGGAGCGCGACCTCGTAGTCGTACATGAGGGAGTTGCCTGCGATGTCCATGAAGGGCAGGCGCTGGAGGACGGGGTTCTCCGCCGTGAAGATTTCCAGCACGCCCTGCTTCAGGACATCCTTCTCGAGCAGAGCCGCCTGCGCCAGCGTGAGGGCTCCAGTGCCCACAGCCGCGGCGTTCAGGTCGTTCTGCTGTGCCCAGGTGTCAGCCACTTTCGACCTCCTTGGTCGTTGTGGCTACCTGGCCGTCAGGACTGCTTGCTGTGGAGCAGGCGCCCTAGCGACAGCTTCTGCACGGCGGTCAGCTTCGTCGGGTCGATGCCCTTGGGGATGGGCGGTACTCCCGGCGGCAAGCTCCCTCCGGCCTCCTGCTTCCGCTTGGCCTCCTCCGCCTTCGCCTTGACGAGGGCCTGCGCTCTCGCGGTGGCCTCTCGGTCGATGATGGCGTCCTTGAACAGCCGGTAGCCGATGCTCTCAAAGTCGACGGCTTCTTCGACCCGTCCCTGCGATGCGAGCCGCGCTGACTCGGCGCGGATACGCGAAAGCTGGTCGTCGTCGAACGTACCGCCGTTCTTCGTGACGAACAGCTCGTAGGTGAGCCGGAGGTTCTCTCCGGCAAGCGCCAACGTGCGTTCGTCGACGGGCCCCGGCAGCCTGCTCGCGAGCTCAGGGTTGACCGCTGAGATGGCCTCTCTGACCTTCGGGTCTTGCAGTTGCGGTGCGAGCTCGCCCAGATGACTCACTCGCGTCTGCTCCCCGAGAGTCCGTGCTTCCCTCGCGTCCAAGTCCTTCGCCCGGTCGCTGAGGCGCTGGCTCACTTGCGTGAAGTTCTCGTCGTTCTTCAGCGCCCGCTGTGCTACCGAGAGTGGTACATCGCGGTCTCCGATTCTGACCGTGGGCTCAGGCGTCACGCCTTCCTCGCCCGCAGCAGAGCCGCTTCCCGCACCCGCCGCCTGTGAGCCGACCTGTGTGGCCGTTCCTGCGCCAGCGGCATCCATGTCGTCGGACATGGTGTCCTCCTCACCCGACACTACCCGAAGGCCGTTCGTCGGATTCTGGGGTCAGTCTACATCTGCGGAGGCATGGCCGCAACGCCAGGCCCCCCAGATGCGCCAGGAGCCGACCCGTTCGCTCCCATTGACGCCTGTATCTCCTGCACCGCCTGCGCGAGCGCCACCTCACCGGTGCCGCCCTGCGCTATCTCGTTCTGGACGGCCTGTGCGACCTTCGCGGTCGTCCCCGGAGGAACCATGCCGTCTTCCTCGAGCTGCTGCATCTGCGAGAGTAGCATATCCACCGTCTGCGCCATCTGCTCCTGCTCCTGCGGAGAGAGACCTTCATCGACCGGCATCTCGCCTTCGACAGGCGGTACGGCGCCTTCGGGCGGGGCCTGCATACCGGCCTGGGCCTGAGCGACCTGCATGAGACGCGCGAGCAGCCGCTCCTTGCCGCGGAGCCGGTTGTTCTCGATGACGTACTGCGCGTCGACGACGCCGGAGTTCAGGAGCTCGATGTCCTGCTGGAGCTGTTCCTGCGTCGAGCGAAGCTGGAGGCCGACCTGCGCGCGTGCGTCGAGCTGCACCCGCTTGCCGTCCTTCTTGAACCGCTCGGAAGACATCTTGACCGGACGAGATGTCTCGGTAGGCACGCTCTCCTCCGGCGCCTCGAACCCGGCGAGCGGCTGCTGCGACCCGGGAACCTGCTGGATGAGCGCTTCTTCGGTCGAGCCGACGATGCGGAACGTGCGCTCCTCGTCGTACATGACCGCCATGATGTCGGCCATCCCGAGACCGATGTCTGCGACGAACTCGTCGAAGTTGTCCATCTTCTGCCGCGTGCGTCCCTCGCCACCGCGCTGGAGCGCCTGGATAGCGACACCGGCACGGAGCGAACCGGGGATGTCGCCGCGGTTGACCTCGTACATGCCGCTGATGATTTCCTGGATGCGGAACAGCAGCGACATGAGGTTGAACAGCGACCCGGAGATGCCTTCCGGCGGGATGCGCTGAATCATGTCTGGCGGGCCTTCGACGTGGACGACTTGCCCCGGCTTGTTCGTGAGCTCGCTGTCGTCGACGACGACCATCGTCGAGACGAGCCACTGGTTGTTCGCGATGAGCGCGGCCTGGTTGAGAATCTGCGTCATGCGCGCGTTGACGGCATCCTGGGTGTCCTCGAGGTACTCGACCTCGCCATGACCCCAGATGCGCTGGTTGCCGTCGGGCGAGTAGTAGACGAACCGCTGGAACGGGAACCGCTCACATGCCCATGGGTGCATGACGAACCTGATGACACGACTTCCGGCCACCGTGATGACGACACCGTACTTCAGCCCGGTCTCGTCGACATGCTGCTCGACTCCGTCGACCTCGGCGATGAGCGCCTTCAGATACGTGCCTCGAATCCAGTATTCGGCTACCGTGACCAGGTCGAACTGTTCTTCCGGGGTGTCCTGCTTCTGGCCCTCGGTGAGCGCCTGGTCGCTCGCGACCTCGAGCCTGCGCTCGTTGTATCTGACGTCGTTGTACTTGACCTCGAGCACCGGGCGCCTGGCCGCGTGGATGATGTAGCCCCACCGGTCGGGGCCCGGCGTCGCCGGGTCTACCCAGACCTCGTCGGCCGGGAGGACATCGAAGTCGATGTCACCGTCGCCGCCTGCCAGGTCTTCGTTCCAGAACGTGTGAGACCAGGCCGTGCCGATGATGCCACCCTCGAGGAACGCGATACCGAGCTTGAAGCGAGCCTTGCGAGCACCCCACAGGTAGTCGGCGATGACCGCGGTGAGCTCCGCGCAGAACTCCTCGTCATCGACCTCGACGGGGACGAACTCGACCACCGACGGCGCCTGGAGCGCGATGCCCTTCGTGGTGTCGACCGTGGCCATGAGGATATTCGCGCTGTATGCCGCGTAGTCGGGCGGCTCCTCCATGTCGACCCACTGGTCGCCGGTAGCTGCCTTCTTCCTCCACACCGGCCAGCGTGAGTCGCCTGCGATGTTCGTGCGGTACGTGATTGCCGGCTGTGCGAGCTTATCCTCGAGCCACTCGACGAGCTCCTTCTCGGTATCCTCGGGGAGTACCAAGAGCTTGTCGCCAGCCGCCATTGTCTCGGACATCGTTCACACCCTCCTCAGAAGAACCTCGGCCTGTCGAGGTAACGCCTGTTCTTCATGCGCTTCATGTGCTCCTGGAACGACTTGTCGTCTGCAAGTGTAATCGGGCGCTTCTCCTTCTCCAAACGGACAGGTCGAAGCTCCGCGAGTTCGAGCATCATCAGGAAGGCCATCACGAGGTCGTCCTTCGCCTTCCCGGATGCGCGAGGGATACCGTGCGAGTCCTTCGTGAAGGTCAGCATCTCCCCGTACAGCCGGGTCGAGTGGATGGTCACGAGCTGCTCACGCACGTAGTTCGCACCACGCGTGACCATGAGCGGGCGCGTCACCGACGTGGTCTTGAACCCGAGCTGCCAGTTGGACGGCGCGCCGACCGGGGCGTCCGGGTCGCGCCTGAAGTACGTCCTGCTCCACAGCTTCGGGAACTCGTTCATGAACCCGTACCCGGTGTTGTTCACCTCGGGGATGCAGAACGCCATGTTGTAGAAGTGGCAGGCCATCGCCGCCTGGTGCGCGAGAAGGTCGGTGTCGATGTACCCGTTGTACTCGGCCACCTGCTCGAGGCTCCTGCGGTCGAATATCTGGATGGCCGCACGGCTCCCGTCCTCGCCGCCTTCGGCGGTGTCGACGGAGACGAGGTACTCGCGCCCGGGCTCGGGGAGCCTCCAGAGCCACCACTCCCCGCCCTCGCGGGCGCTCCATGTGGGAAGCGCGCGACCGCGTGCGGCCTCCTGACGGTGGTAGTGGTCTTCGCGCCACTCCCCACCGACGGTCGTCGGGCGGAACCAGTCGGGTCGCGGGCTCACGAACGTGCCGGTCGCTATCGGCGGCGTGAGCGTGCGCGAGACCGCCTCCATGCCGAGCCTGTTCCACCACGGCCGGCCGGACTGCACGAACGCCTCGGTCGGCGTCGACGGGAACTCCTGCATGAAGATGAAGATGTCGCCGCGGCAGCGCTCGTCGATTGCCCACCGACGCCATGCGAGCTGCTCGTCGGTGAGCGGGTGCATCTCGCGCTCGCCCCAGATGTTGACGTACTCGATGCCGTCGCGTAGCCAGTCCTCGCGCATCTCGCCATCGGGGTCTTCCCGGAGCACGAGCCGCCCGTCCGAATCGAGGTCGTCCGGGTGCGGGCGCGTCTGGTACTCGTCGTGGATGAACCAGGGGAAGAACAGGCACCGCCACTTCGCCCGCGGGTTGCCGTAGTTCGCCATCCAGTCCTCGTAGAAGCCGGCCGGGTCGTCGACCCCGTTGGCGGTCGACTCCTGCACGACGATGGTCTTCGCGTGCGACGGGACTGCCTGCAAGAGCGACGTGATGGTACGGCGGCCGTCCTTCCCCCAGAACGCACGCTCCGAGATGTGCAGGAACGTGATGGTGTCCGAGCGGCCGGCGTTCACGTTCTTCGCCTGGTCGATGTAGATGCGGGAGTTCATCCCCGGACGCGACGAGCGCTGCGTCGAGTCCGGGTTGTCGAAGCGTATGCGCTTCCGGTCGCGGTTCCGCACCATCGGCTGAAGCTCGACCGGGAGCTTGTCCAGGTAGCGCTCGCTCATGCCGAACAGGTTCTCGGACGAGCCCCTGTCGTGCGAGATGACCCACATCGTCGTGTTCGGGTTGTTGACCACGAGGGAGAAGAACAGCCCCTCGATGAAGGTGGACACGCCCTCCTGCCGGGCCTTGAGGATGATGAGGCGAACCGGCTCTCCGCGGCGCCACAAGTCCTTGATTACGGCCAGGATGTCGCGCTGGGTGCGGTTCAGACGCAGCTTGACGAGCGCACCGGGGTTCTCATCGTCACCTTTGGTCTGGATGACGAGGAACGTCTCCATGTAGAGCTCCGGCGAGACCCATATCGCCTCGATGACCGACAAGACGTCCTCCAAAGAGAGCGTCTCGGGCGCATCGGGGAGCGAAAAGAGCTCCTCGGGGCCGATTATCGGCCCTTTCGGGCTAGTCGTCGCCGTCGGCATCGCTTCTCGCGCCTCTCATGGCGAAAATGGCGCCCTCGAGACCTCCTGGGACGTTCAGATTGACCGTCAGATGGTCTCCCGGGGTGGATTTCTGCCTCGAACGGCCCACGAAGATGTCGATTCCGCTCTCCTGGAGGAACTTCAGCACCTTCAGGGCGAAATCACCGTTGCGTTCGGCCCTCATGAGCACTATCTGCCACATGCGAGGCACCGAATCGACCTGGAGGGAGGTGATGATGAGGTCTTTCGCGGCCTCCATGACCTCCTCGGTCTTCGCCCAGCGGTACGCGGTCGCCACACGGATGCCGTTGGCGAGCGCGACGGCCTTGAGCGAGTCGCGTGTCGAGCCTGGGTCGGTTATCGGGATGGCGAGCCAGGCCGCGACGATGCGCTTCTGCGGTGTGAGGGCGTCGAACGAGTCGATTCCGTGCTCGTCGTCGGTAAGAACGATGTCTTCGGTCACTCGATACCACTCCCCACGGTGCGTTCGATTCGTGCCGGCACGTTCGATGAGGCATCCTGCCGCGTGATTGTACCAGCGGCGCGGCTCGCGCGGCCCGGGATGTTCGGAGAGGCGCCGTCCGCGGCGCCGGCTGCGTACCCTGTGGCAGCAGCGACCCTCTGCGGGGTGAGCGTCGCCGTCGGATGCGGGCTGTCGGCCGACTTCAGTAGCTGCATCGACGCGGTCGCCGCCGCCGCAGCCGCCACCTCGCCGGTCAAGGCATGGAGCTGGACGATGACCGAGACGGTGACCATGCCGTGTCCGGCCACGAGCCCGACGAGGCACCGTTCGACATGGGGCTCTCCGCTCGTCACGACCACCGTGGACGTGACGACGACGGCACCGACGAGACGGTGCAGCACATCGACCGCGGTCGAGACCGACGAGACGCCTGAGATTGTGTGCGCGAGCGAATAGAGCATCCCGAACGTCCCGGCGATGGTGCCTTCGCCGGAGATTCCGCCGGTGAGGATGATGCTCCGCACCAGCTCTCCACCGTTTATGTGCGACCAGGAGTAGACCGCGGCCTCCAGTGCGTGCCCCTGCCCCACCGCGCCTGAGACCGACGAGACGCCTGCCACGGTGCCGACGCACTCCCAGCCACCGACATGGACATGGTCGAGGACTCCGGTCACGCTCGAGGTTCCCGCGACCGTCCCCGAGAGCACCTTGTCGACGACCGGGGCGCCGCTCACGCTCGAGGCGCCGATGATGGCGGAGGTCGCGAAGACGAGGCCGAGGCGCGGGCAGTTCCCGGCGGAAGCGGCCTCCTTGGTGTAGACGCGGACGTAGCGGTACTGCGAGACGCCCGGGTATTCGTACGCGGTATTGAGCTTCAGCAGCCATCCGTGGTTCGAGCCGGCCTGCCACGCGACGACGTCGCTGGTGACGTCGATGGTGTACGGGTTGTACCCGGTGTCGGCCACGAGCTGCGAGACGCTCGCCGCGGCAGCGCGGTCGGTGCCGGCCCCGGTTCCCGGGGTCGTCCAGGCAGTCCCGGTCGCAGACGAGTTCCACGTCGCCTGCCCGTCAGTCCACGACACGAGCAGTCGCCAGAACTCGAGGTAGTAGCCGGTCTCCGGATGACCCGAGTCCCCGGCGTACGCGACGATGGAGAGGAACGCCTTCCTGATTGCGGGCTGACCGGTCAGGTCGAAGCGCACGAGTCCTCTGGAGCAGGTGTCCCATCCGGTCTCCGCGTCGCCTATCGCCAGCTTGTCGGAGGTGAGCTCCTTCGGCGTGTCAGGGTCGTGGGAGATGATGGACTGGTCGTACGCCGAGCCGAGGAACGTCTCACCGTACTGGTAGAGCAGGCAGACGTCGCGTACGATGGCGCCTGCCACCGACGACGTCGCCGAGATGCTCGATGCGATGGTGTGTGACTGTGCCAGCGAGCCCGCGACCGTCGCGAGCCCCGCCACCGTCCCGGTCAGGCCGGCTCCATGCGTGAGCACGCCGGTCACGCTCGAGGTACCGGCCACCGTGCCCGAAAGCGGGTGCTCGACGTTCAGTACGCCGGTCACCGTCGAGACACCGGCGATGATGCGCGACGCGTAGTCGACGATGAGGTACGGTCTCGACGCCTCCGTCAGGTAGTCCACCGGGCGGAAGCGGAACGCGCGATACGGCGACGTCCCCGGGTGCTCGTCGGCGTCGGAGAGCTTCAACAGCACGCCGTAGTTGTCCGCGCCGCCCTGCCAGGCCCTCACGAGCGACGTGAGCTCGATGCCCGCGCGGGTCTCCGAGGTCGGCCACGAACCAGTCCCGGAAGGAGATTCGGCGCGGTCGACGTCAGGGGTCGACGCACCGACGGAGTCCCAGTACAGGTACGGGCCGGTCTCGCGGAAGTTCCATGCGACGCACTCGTAGCACCACCACTGCAAGACCCGGTAGGCTTCGACGTTGACCGTCGTCTCGGAGAGGTTGTTGTACGCGTAGCCCTTGAGCGAGAGGACGGCCCGGCCGAGCGTCGGCTGACCGGTCAGGTCGAAGATGAGGAGCGCTCTGGAGACCTCCTCGGTGACCGACTGGATGTCGCCGACGTTCAGCAGCGAGTTCGAGCCGTCGAAGTTGTAGGTCGGCGACGTCGTGTTGATGTGCGTGTCGTGCTGCGCGTACACCAACGCGTCGCCATCGCCGCCCCGCAACAGGTGCGCCTGCGTCACGGCGCCTGAGACCGACGACTGTCCCGCGACCGTCCCCGAGAGCTGGTGGGTCGTCGGGATGGCCAGCCCGGTCGTCGAGACCGACGACGTCCCGGCCACGGTGCCGGTGAGCGCCTCGGCCTTCCCGATGGTGAACTGGACGCCGGCACGGTAGGTCTCGGTCAGCGACGAGTCGATGGTGATGGTCGGGTCGAGCGTGCCGGACGCGTCCGTGCGGTTCGCGACGTAGCGATGGAAGTCCGGGCTCGAGTTGTACGTGTCGTGCTGCTCGACGTAGCTCGAGGCGATGGTGGCCGTCCTCGTCGACGTCGAGTATCCGCGGGCGTACCCGATGACGAATGGGTTGCCGCACGCGAGCGAGCCGAACCCTATCGTCCCGCCGGCACCGGTCGAGTCGAAGGGTGTCGACGTCGCGACGGCGGGGTTGCCGCTCTTGAGCGCCTGCCCGTAGACGCTGAACGCGTCGGCCGCGGTCTTGGCGGAGGAGGCCCAGCTCCAGGTGACCGTCGTGAGGTCGCCCGAGACGAGCACCTTGTAGTAGAGCCAGGTCGCGTACGTGGTGCCGAAGCGCGCGACGACGAGGTTCCAGCCGCTCGGGACTGTCGTCGGGTCTATCGCAGCGGCCCTGGTGATGGCGACGAAGCACAAGTCCCCGGCGGTGAAACCGGTCAGGTTCACGGCAGCGCTCGTCGACCCCGACGAGACGGTACCGATGACGTCCTGTCTGTACGCGACAGCCATGGCCGGCCGCCGTCAGCTAGTCGAGCGTGATGTCGAGTGCTCCGATGGCGAAGGTGGCGGTGTCGCCGTTCGCAATCGTCTTCGATGAGAACGTGCCGCCTCCGAGGTAGTTACCCGTCGGAGAGCCGTCATCATCCCAGATGCCGAACCCGACCACGGCCGTCCAGCTCGAGCCGCTCGAGTTCGTCCAGGTGATTGCCGCCTCGTTCTCCACGGCGCCTGCCGTGGACGTCGAGAAGCCGTTCGTGACCTGCTGGCGGGCGTACCCGGTGTCGGCGAGCTCGCTCGTGCCGGTCTCGCCCGGGTCTGCCGTGTGGAGCGACACCCACCAGGCGGTCGGTCTGGTCGGCGCCGTGTCGTTGGTGAAGCACCAGTTCAGAAGGGCGTTCTCCGCCCAGTTCCCGAGGCTTCCCATCTCACTTCCCCTTCTCTCGTCGGCGCGGCCCGGGGGCGTTGTGGGCCACCCCCAGGCCGCTGTAGGGCCCTTCGACCCGCGGGCCGCCTTTAGGACTCGCTGACTCCGGTCGGGAGGACTCCCATACCGGTGCCGTACTCGACGACCTGCCACGTGTCGGCGACGGAGTCCTTGGCCTCCAGCACGCAGTACGTGCCGGCGACCGCGGTCGTGCCGAACGTGATTGCCGTGGTGACGGACGTGGTTCCGTCCTTCTCCTTGATGGTCACGCCGGAGCCGGGGACGATGCGGTGGGTTCCCGCGCCGGCCGCCGTCTGGACGACGATGACCACCCTGTCGCCAGGCTTCGGCTTGCCAACGGTGATGTCGAACGCGGTCGAGGAGTTGAACCCGAAGGCGCCCGACTGCTCGGCTGCCGCGCTGTTGTCGAAGGCCGCGGTCTTCGCGGTCACCAACTGCGGCACGGCTCCCAGGGACTTCACCCTGGCCATCTCACGTGCTGACGGGTAGGGCAGATGCGGTTGTGTCATCTTGAACACCTCCTGCCGGGGCGAGTCTCGCTGCCGGAAGGGACTCGACTCGCTCCTTGATTTCTCCGGCAGCAC